GACTTGCCTATATATTTTTTATCCAAAATAGGACTTATTTTTTTATACCAATCTAAAACCTCAATAACTATTTGCTTTTCTTGTGCTGTCATAACTCTTTAATTATTTGGTTAACTTCAATCTGCAATTTTGCGAGTTTTACTTCCTGTTCAAACAATAACCCGAAAGCAACGCTACAATCTTGTAACTCTTCGATTTCCTGTACTAACTGTTTCAGTCTTGAAACAACATTAGTTTTGATTACTGTATCATTCATTTTCGATAACCTCTAAGCACTCTTCAACAATGTCATCTATTGCGTCTAAGTTGTAAAACATTTCAGAAAGGTCTGTTGAACTATCTAATAATTCAATTCGTGTTATTTCAAACTCAGGACTTTCAGGCGGTGTTTCTCTATCACCAAACGTGCCTTTGTAATAATCGCCTGTTACGTTTAATTCAACGCCTCTAAATTGTATCGTTACATCTCTTTTCATAATCTACTTTTTAATGCCTCATTTGCGCACTTTGTAAGTGCATCCGCTTGAAGCTGGTTAATTTTATCTATCAACTCTTTTTTCAAAGGCGTTGCTTTACCTTTTGGAACTATCTTCCTAACGTGCAATATTTCTGTTTCATTATTTGGAAACTTCTTTTTTGCACCAGCGTTTCTCTCATTTGCCATATTGTTATGTTTTAATATTATTTTACAAATATAAAACTATTTTTTAAATAAAGATACATTTTATTAATTATTTATACAATTTATATTGATTATAAATAAGTAGTCAACAAAAAACCCCCGCATTTCTGCGAGGGTAATTAACCAAAATCAAAACTTATTATATGAAAGTGTAAATGTAATAATTTTTTTTTATAAGTTTGTTAAAAATTTAAAATATTTATACTATGGAAGTAAAAGTAATTAGAAGTTACACCGACAAAGAATTAAACCGCAATATGCAAATCGGTGACGTTATCGATGTAACAAACGAAAGAGCAAAGTTATTAATTGAAAAGGATTATGTAGTAGCTTTGCAAGTTGAAACAACTGAACCAATAGATGGCGGAAGTTCAATAGAAAGTTTAGGCAAACCAAAAAGGGTTAAAGTTAAAAAGTAATATGCTCCAGGAACTTGTGAAACATCAAGAGCAACTTTTGAAAATGGCAATCTCTATTTGCAAGTCAGAGGAAGTTGCTCAAGATGTTTTGCAAGATACTTATATCAAATTACACGATAGTGGCAAAAAGTTTGAGGAAGTAAATACTGGTTATATTTACTTTACAATGAAATCTATCTTTTTAGATAGCGTTAAACAATCAACAGGTAAAAATAGATTTATACCAACTGATAACTTTATAAATTTAGTTGAAGATATTGAACCAGCAAAAGTAATCGTTTACAAAAATTTAAGTAATTTTGAAAAAAGATTAATCGATGCACTCTTTGGCAGAGAGATTACAAACGATAAAAATGAAATTGTAAAAACTTTTGAGGGAAGTAATAAACTTAAACTAAGTCGTGACACAGGAATACCCTATAAAACAATTTGCAAAAGGTTTAATATTTTAAAAAATAAAATATATTTTGAAACTATTTAAATACACAAATCATCATCTAAATTATACTATTATTTTATTTAATAAGTTTTTTATTTATTATGTAAAAAAAGCTGGTGTTAAATATTGGTATAAAGATGCAGTGCCTTTTATTAGATTACATTGTTCTAAATTTTAAAAAATATGCTTGGAGATGCAATAGCAAAAGTAACTCACGCTTTAGGAATTGAACAATGTGATGCCTGTAAGGAACGACAGCAAAAGCTAAACCGATTATTTGGTTTCAAAAGTCCATCGCCAATGACTGAAAAGGACAAAGAGTTTATGGCACGTTTTTTGGAATGGTACAATGATATACCAATACCGATTGATAAGGTTAACGATATGCTGGAAGCGGAGCAAATGTGGTTAAGACTTTTTAAAGTCAACACAGGGCAATGCCGAAGCTGTGGCGTACACTATCAAAGGGCATTTATTAATGATTTAATTAAATTATATGAAAGTTACTCAAACTAATACAGGTCTTTATTTTCACGAGATGAAAATAGGTAAATTATACCATAAATTATTATCTAAAGACAAACACACAAAAGAAAAATTTATAAAAGCAATAAAAATATATGAAAGTAGTATTTGAAAAGATAGAAGTAGTTGATAATATTTATTGCATTATTTTTACCGATGGAATTACAAAGCAAAAATGGGATGGTGAGTTTGGTAAAAACTACGATAAATTAGAAGATGTAATTAACGAAATTTTAAAAGAATATCAATTTTAAAAACAATAAAACAATGAAAAAACTATTAAACAAATTAGGACTATTTACCGAAAGAGATTTGGTAACTTTTGGCAATCAAATGTCAGAAAAAAAAGGAAATGAAAACGCTAAAAAAGTTTGGCATTCAGACATCGAAAACTTTAAACGCACACTTTTAATTTTACTTGTAACAATCTTTACAAGTTGTTCAGCCGAAGAGGTTGTAGAGCCACAAGGTAACATCTGTATTAAATCTTACTACATTTACAAGCCGATAGCTTATCAAGGTGGAACGTGGGTATGGGATTATGTATTTCAATATTCCGAAGCTACAACACTCCCAGCGACAAATGGTTATGTATTGATAAATAACTCGAATTATTATACTGTTCAATGTGATTAATCAACTTTTTTCAGATGGAAGAAAAAAAACAAAATGGTGGTAAAAGAGAGGGAGCTGGTAGAAAACCAAAGATTGATGAAATAACATTAATCGAAAGTATGGATGCCGTTTTAGTTCCTAAGGTAGCTTGGGAAAAGTTGGCAGTTAAAGTAAAAGAAAACGATGTACAAGCTATTAAGACGTGGTTAAGTTATCGATATGGTATGCCAAAGCAAACAGTTGATAATAATACTAACTTAAACATAAACGATTTCAATTTAAAGGATGTAATTAAATTTAAAGAGTAATGAAAGATTGGAATCCACATTATATTGATTACAAAAAAGGGATTATTGTATATTATGAGAAAAGTTGGTATTGCAACACAAATAAAATAATACATAAGACAGAAAAAGAATATTTAAAATGTAAATATTGTAATGTAGTTGATAACACTAAACAGTAAATATTATCCTTTATTTGAAAACGACACAAGGTATTTTATTATAACAGGAGGTCGAGGTTCAAGTAAGTCATTTGGGGTTGGTACTTTTACCAACCTTTTGTCATTTGAAACAGGGCATAAAATACTATTCACAAGGCAAACAATGACATCAGCGCATTTATCAATTATTCCAGAATTTCAGGAAAAAATTGATTTAATGGAGCTCAATCCTTTATTTGAAATCAATAAATCAGAAATTAAAAACTTACAAAGCAAATCAGATATTATATTTCGAGGCATCAAAACAAGTTCGGGTGACCAGACCGCAAACCTCAAATCATTGCAAGGCGTTACAACGTGGATTTTAGATGAGGCAGAAGAGTTAACCGATGAAACTACCTTTGACAAAATTAATTTATCAATTAGGCAAAAAGGCAAACAGAATAGGGTTATTTTAATCCTAAACCCAGCAACAAAAGAGCATTGGATTTATAAACGCTTCTTTGAAGATAGAGGCGTACAAGAGGGATTTAATGGTATTAAAGATGATACAACCTACATACATACTACTTACTTAGATAATATAGACAATTTAGATGATAGCTTTATAAACGAGGTTAAAAGAATTGAATTAACCAATCCCGAAAAGTATAAACATCAAATATTAGGGGGGTGGTTAAACAAAGCTGAGGGAGTTGTTTATTCCAACTGGCGTATTGATGAATTTAAAGAAGTAAGTAAATCAATTTACGGTCAAGATTTTGGATTTAGTATTGACCCGACTACATTAGTTCAAGTTTCAATAGACAAAGAAAAGAAAATAGTTTATGCAAAGGAATTACTTTATAAAGCTGGATTAACAACAACTGAAATATATACTTATAATAATCGATTTTGCGGGGCTAATAATTTGATTATAGCAGATAGTGCCGAGCCAAGACTTATAAGCGAATTAAAGCAAAGAGGATTGAATATCAAAGGTATTGACAAACCAAAGATAATTGATAGAATTGCATTACTTCAAGACTATGAAATTATAATTGATAAAGATAGTATCAATTTAATTAAAGAGTTGAATAACTACGTTTGGCACGATAAGAAATCAGAAACCCCGATAGATGACTATAACCATTTACTCGATGCCTTAGGTTATGCAGTTTGGAATTACATAGGCAAACCCAACAAAGGAAAATATTACGTATACTAGAAAAAAATACTTTTTTTTCGTTATAGTAGTATGACGATAACAATCCCACAAAATTACAACGAGATTACCATCGACCAAATGATACGATGGAATAAAGCAGTTGAGGAAAATCAAACCTCAATATTAGAATATCAAATGGTTTCAATCCTTTGTGATGTATCATTTGTTGACGTTCTAAATATCCCACTTAAAGAGTTTAGAG